ATGGGTTATACGCTGACCATCGGCGAAGCTCTGATGAGATATGAGCCCGACGATCTTTATCTCTGGATCGAGGCGGAACGGACGACACACCCCGACGCGCCGGACCACGACGAGTACACCGGCAAGAGCAACTCCCGGTCGCCCTCCTATTCCGTGTGGTCGAATCTTTGCCAGGAAACCGGCCTCTATGAGCTGTTTTACGGCGGGCGCACAGATTACAAGACCGGACACATTACGCCGTCAGCGCCGCATCGCAACGACGGGCTGATTACCTCCCACCCAGGCCACGCGGTGCTGGGGCAGGCCGATCTTGACCTCGTTCGCCAGGCGAGAGAGCGCCGGCAGGCCAGCAACGGCGGGAAGGAACCGGGTTTTTGGGATGCGTCGCCGGAACGCCCGTGGGAGTCAATCGACAACGGGAAAGATCCGACCTTGGCGCGTTTGATCTGGCTAGAGTTCTGGATCGATTGGGCTCTCAAGACCTGCAAAATTCCGATCATTCAAAACACGTAGGGACACTCCCCATGACCATGATTGAGAAGGTGGCGCAGGCGATCTTCGCTGCCCGCTATCCAGATATGGCCTGGGACCGTGTAGGCCCGGTCACTCAGCGCGCCCACATCGACATGGCAGTTGCGGCGCTGGAGGCCATGAGAGACCCGCCCTTAGGCCCCTCTTATGACACTGATAACTGGCTTTCAGATTTCCAGTCATGGCAGCGCCTAGTTGACGCCGCTCTCCAACAGAAAGGGAATGAGGGATGAGCCCACTCGACCTTCTGGCAATTGCCACCTACATTTTTATGATGGGCTGGGCTGTCGGGGTGACATGGGCTGAGAAGCGGGCCTCTCCCGTATCACCCGGCTCCTCTGCTGAAGAGTGATATAGCGGTTGGGGCGAACCTCTAGCGCCTTCTCATAAGCCGCAAGGGCAATGTCGAAGTTCATGGATGCGGCCAGGATCTCGACCAGATCCGATCCGTTGTCGCTCCGCTCCATGACAAAGAATGTGAGGTCATCAAGGTTGTAGATGTTCGCCATGCCTTATGATTGGCATGGGAACAAACTAGGAACAAGATGGGCTACCTGAAAGCAGCAAGCTTGCTACCTGGGTTACTGCCGATCTCAGCATTGCCCCTCTTGTCGAGCAAGCCGTTCTTGATTGCGCGCCGGCCAGGCGATCCATCGTCATCCGTCCCTTGAAAGTGAGCTTCCGGGTGGCGAGGATGCATAAATTCGATCATTGCAAAATTGGCAACGTCAACAAGGTACTCGGTATTGCCGGTCTGCGCGTACTTGCGAAGACGCTCAGTCAGTGAGCCGATTGCATCAACCTTATGTGGATAGCCTTCAACCAAAGGACCGTATTTATAGAAGCTCACCACCATTGCGTTTTGCATGTGCTTCACAAACTCGGGAGAGAACTCTGTTTCTAAAACCTTGGCGATCTCATTCATAGCGGAGCCTCTTCCTTGGCAATGTCGAGCGGCGGCGGTGGCGGAGCCTTCGGAGGCTTCACCTCTTTCGAGAGATGGCCCATGCGAATGGCTCCGAAAGATACACCTGGGATGATCTTGGCGAGAGTTGAGACGGCAAGGCCAAAGGCTATCTGATGATCCCCGCCCGCCTCATCTAACAACGTCGTGTAGAGCATCTTTTGATCGGGCGTCATGCGTATTCCATTACTGGTTTATTTTGTTGCAATCCGTCGATGATTGCAACGCGCGACCGCGAAATCTCGCCATATTCTTTGTGGTACGTGATGGTTTGCACGGAACGACCGGACAAAAACCCTTCCCCGAAATGCCAGGCATCTTGCGGGGCCGGTGTCTGATGGACTTCGGCAACGCAACCACCGCCCTCGGTCTTGGTCTCGCGGGTGTGGTGAAGGTGGAAGGTGTGAATGTAACGGTAGCGGGTTGCGCCCCAATCCTCTGCCCGGCGATGCGCCATGATCTGCGGCATGTCCTTCGCCTTGGCGGCGTGCCCGTGCGTGGCTCCAAGCATCACCTTCCCGAACCGGAACCAGAAGAACAGCGACGGGTCCACATCAACCGTCACGCGCGGTTCGTTCCGATACCAAGCCAAGAGAAAGTACGAGATCGCAATGGCCGCGTGCTCATCGTGATTGCCGGGGAGAATGCGGACGATGACTTTCTCGTTGCGCTCAAGAGCGCGGTCGATCACGCGAACCGTCAGCCGGCAAGTGGCCTGGAGCACCTTGGGATAGCGCCCATCCACATCCAGCACATGGCCGGAACGCGCTGTCCGGTTATCTTTGTTGTCGGCGTGCATGAGATCGCCGCCGCCTAGGATGATGGCAGTGCCGGAGCTGGGCGAACGGGCAAACACATCGTCCACCGCTTGCCCGATGACGGCTTCGGCAATTTTAAGGTCCCAATTGTTGCCGGTTTCGGCTCCCCAAGAGAACAGCCCCATATGCCAGTCGGCTAACGGGAAGAGGGTCAGGAGATCGGCATTGGGCGACGGCGGCGCTGGGATGGCGGGAGCCGTACCCTCGAAATCCTTGAAGGCTTCGCGAACGGCCTCAACCACATCAACGTGGGATAGATCCTCTCGCGTCTTAACCCATTGCTGGAGAACCCTGCCCTCTGGGTCGGTCAGGACCGAATAGCCCTTGACCACATGTCCATCCGGCACCTCGAACTTTCCACCCGGCTCTCGCGGCTGGCCTTTAGGCTTCTCGTGGATCTGCTCGTAGGTGCTGTAGAGCCCCCTTCTCTTGGCTTGGTCCAGCCGTGACTTGAGAGTAGACACCGGCAATCCGGCTGCATCGGCCGCAGCCTGGGTGCTCGGGTGGCGCTTGCGGAGAGCAACAGCCTCGGCAAGCACCTCATCGGAAAGCGGGGCGATCCCCATTACACCAGCCACCCGAAGTCATTGGCCTTCAGGAACTCCCGCAGGCTGGAATTGGGAATGGCGTAATTCGTGGTGGGGACTACGGAGCCGAACCCGACCAAAGCCACAGCGCGCACCGTGCCGATGTAGTAGAACCGCCCATCGGCCCCACGATGGTAGACGCCGCCCCCTGAATTACCCGGCACCACTGGAGCCGAGGTCACCATGTGATCCCGCTTCATGACCGAATGCGCCACAAGGCTCAAAAGCCCTTGCGTGAGGTGCGCCCGTAGGCCCAGCGCAGCACCAGCCACCCACACATCCTCACCAGGGTGGAGCCGAGTGCGTTCAGGCGCGATGCGCGCGACGGCTTCCGCCCTGAACTCGCTATCCACAAGACGAAGCAACGCAAGATCGCGGTCAGCATCGGACGCCACCACTTCCGCGTCCCGCAGGACCGAGAGAACCGTTTCGCTGTTGTCGTTGAGCAGCCAGAACCGGACCTGGACTTTCGCCCCTTTCTCGCCGGCCACGTGATGATTGGTGAGTAGAAAGGTCCCCTTGGACGAGGAATGAATGACGGTGCCCGATCCGCTGCCCTGTTCCAGTTCAACCCGCACCGTGGGATTGAGCATTTCGGACTGACGCTGTTGAACCTCCGTTTGAACTTGGGCGCACGCGATCACAGGCAGCGCAACGGCTGCCGCAAGAGACAATTTAAGCATGGAGAAGCCCCCGAATATTCGGGATGAGAGGGCGCTTCGCTTGGTCGCGAAGTCGTTCAGTGGTATAAGGAATTTGGCGCGGCGGCGTGGAAGGACACGCGGCTGGATAATCCTGCCGGTCTTTGACGGACCAGCGGCTCCGGGGATAACAGCCTCGTAAGAGGAAGTTGCCTAACCGAGTGGCCCCCTGCTGCCGGCACTTGCAGGGGTAGTTAAAACGAGGAAGCCGGTATCAAGCCCGGCCCGCGCTTACTTTCCGATGAAGGATCTCGCCCCAAGGCCGATCAGAGTTATCAGCCCCGTGACCAAAGCGAGGATGATGGCTGTGCCGATCTTGCTGGCGAGGCCGTCTACCGAGAGACGGAGCCGCCTCAAGAACCGAATGTCCGCCCTGGCGTCTTCCAGATGTTCGGCCTCATCGGTGTGAAGCCCCACATCTCGAAAAGCTTGCTGGACCGCATTCTTGACGATCTCTTCCAGATCGTCCTTGCTGATGGTGATGGGGGTGGTCACGGCCTGCCCTTCCCCGCGACCGTGCGAGCGATGCCCTCACCGGATTTGCCGAGCATGTAGGCCCCGATGCCGACCGTCATCAGCGACCACAGGTCGGACGGCACGGCCTGCAACGCGTCAATCGTTTCTTTCTGGATGCCGAACAGCGGCGCGATCACGCCAACATAGGTCACCATGGCAACCGACCAGATGACCGTGACCGGCCGCGCATTGCGGGTCAGAAAGCCCTCGCTTTGAGCATCGGCCTTCATCACATCAGCCATGGCCTGATTGAGTGAAGCCTGGTTCTCCAAGAGCGTCTTTTGCAGCTCGCGTTCTGCTTCGATGCGCTTCTCTGGATCGGGAATGACCTTTTCCAGAATAGGGGCAACGAGCCCGAGAATTTGCAGGATCATGCGAAAAGGCTCCTGAGCCAGTTGATGAGGCGGATACCGGGAGGGATCTTTGGAGCATCGGCGGATGGCTCGACATCCGGCAGAACCGGGCTTGCTGACATGAAAAGGGCAGCTTCTGCCTCTCGGCGCTTGACGAGCCCGGCTAGGACCTTGCCGCCTGCCTTCGTCCACTTACGCAGTTCGGACGGCACAGCGGCATAATCGCCAGCGTTCAGCCGCTTCAGCAGCGTCGAACGTCCGAGCGCTCCGGTGTTGAAATGAAAGCTAACGAGCGCGTCGAACTGCTCTTGCGAGAGCGGGACTTTGACGAGGCTGGACACCTCACGCTCGTACTTGGCGAGGTCACGCTTCAGGATCGCCTCGCATTCGGCAACGGTCAGGACCATGCCGGCCACGGGCTTGGGATCGCCGGCCGCAGCCGTGTGACCATAACCAATTGTCCAGACGCCAACGCTATCCTGGTAGGCGCGCGTTCTCAGCCCCTCGAACCTCTTGATGAGGTCCAGGCCCTTGGGTCCTGTTTTCATGGTGGCTCCAGAAATGAAAAAGCCGCCCGGAGGCGGCTGTTAGAGAGTGGCGGCAAAGCGCCAGAACTCGTCGGTTTGCGTGGGGCTCCAGCCTCGCCGCGCCGCGAAATACTCCGTCAAAGGATGATGGCGCTGGTATTCAACCGCGCCGGCCAAGATCAGCTTCGCATCGGCCTGCTCATCGATGGGCAGCGCTTCAATATCGCTCAGGAGGGCCGGCGGAATGGTCCCCGTTTGCACAAAGGCCATCGCCTCGTCGTAAGTGATAAGGCCGCGTTTCGCGAGGCCATGCGCGAACTGCCGATCTGAAATCGTCGGAGAGGACGGCGGCTCTGGCAATGGCGCGGCTGCCTCCCAAGCAGCGAGATAAGGCGCGATCACTGCTTCGTCCGTGAACTGCTCCCGCTCGCCCTGCCCTGGCTTGCGCTCAATGAAGCCACGGGACCCATCCCAATGAATTGCATGCACGTCATCCGGCGCGGAGAAAGCGCAAGACCGCCCATCTCCATCGACCACAACGACCCTATCGGCAGGAATGATGGATAGCTTCATGTCTAAACCCCAGCATAGATGATGAAGTTCAGAATGATGGCCGGAGGCATCTGCGGGTGGGCTTCGCTGCCTCCAGCCGCTGCACTTTGAACAATGCCGTTTTGGCCCGCGAAGGAAATGGCACCGCCCGAATTGCCGCCGGACGCATTGCCGATGGAGTGCGAGTGCGAGGGCATTTGTGCCGTCGTCAGAGTATGGCGATCTGCGCCGCCGGTCGCGCCGAGCGCCGCGCCATTGATGCCAGGATTGCCGATCCCGCTGTTCGTCACGCGACCGGCGGCGGACCCGCCCATGTCGTCCCTGCCGAACACGGCCCGTCCACGCAGATCCGGCAGCCGGAGATGGGTTGTCCCCGCCCCGCCGCTGCCATTGGTATACGAGCCGTATGTGGTGCCAATTACCGCATCCAAGGCCGCATAGGTCGTGCGGCTAACCTCTTGCCCCGCGCAAAGAAGCCATCCAGACGGGGCGGATGACCCCGCATATGGCATCACGGCGCCGATAGGTGCCGACTGCGCTGCGGACAACGTGCCGCCGGAGAATGTGATGCCCGTGCCGATGGTGACGGGAGACCACGTACTGATCCCCGACCGATAATAAATGGTGTTCGTGCCCGTGAGAGCGGCAAGGGCGGCAAGGTCGGCGTCGTAAGCCTGGACATCCACGCCGATCTGGCTGGCATTGAGCTTGCTATCAAGTGTCGCTTGCAAGCCCGTGATGTCATCGAAGGGGTGTTGATGCGCCTGAGGTGGGAACTGTGACGGAATATCCGTCACGTTGGCCCAGGCCACTTGCGCCGCCTGGAACCCCGACACATCGACTTCACCATAGGCCCCGCCAATTCGCACGAGTAGCTTTGCGCCGCTGTCGAGCGCCGGCATGTCGATGGTGGGCAAGGCGGCCTGGTTATAGCTAAAGGTGTAAGTCAGACCCGACTTTGAAACTGTGATCAGGCCCGAGCCCTGCACGTCAGCCGGGAAGCGCGGGAGAACGCGCACCCGGATTGCTGGGCGGGCCGAAGGAAACAGGCTCATGAGTTTATCCTTGGGTAATCGGCAGCGCGGCGCTCAGAAGAGTGTCGGTCACGCCATCTTTGGTCAGGCGCACGCACAGGCGCGGCAGTCCTGGACGCAAGCTGGAGGTTGATGGCAGTGTGAGAATGAGAATGCCGTCCGCCGGGCTGGAGGCCGCGCCCGTCATGATCGGGCAGGCATTCTGATCGAGCAGCACCACATCGACCGTGCAAGCGTCGAGAAAGGCTTTCGAGACCGGGGCGTCGTCATCCCCGATCAGCTCAAGTGTTTCCTCGTAGGTCTCACCCGGTGAAATGGGCGGCAGGGTTCCCGTGAACATGCGCGCCTCCTCAAAGTTTCCGATACCAAGTCCCGAGAATGCTGGGCTGGAGGTTGTTGTGGGGGTGCCCGCCGCCTGCCGAAGCAATGGTGTGGCTGTGGTCGGGCGCGGTGGATGTGACGTTGCCTGTAGAGACTGGTCCGGCTGGATTCGCTCCAGAACCGACCCCCACCACGGTGTTGTTCGTGCTGCCCGTGTAGTTGTGGTTGTGCGATCCTGCATGCCCTGTCGTGCCGCCGTGATTGTGGGCCGGGATCTCATTCAAAACGAGAGCATGGGTATCGCCGCCCGCGCTGTACCCTGGCACTTGAGCATCACGGAACAGCGAGAACCGGGCCGCCGTGCTGGATGCCGTTGCCGTCGCGGCCTGCGACAAGGTGAGCGTCGCTCCCGATATGGCCGTGATCGTGGCTCCGGCCGGAATATTGGCAGAGATCACGTACATGCCGGGCACGATACCGGCGACGGATGCGACAGTGACGCTTGTTGATCCGTTGGTCGTGTTGATCGTGGTAGAGCGTTGAATGCGGTTCGCCGGGCTGTTGCCCATATCGTCGAGACCGACTGCGGCGCGGCCTCGTTTGTCGAGGGTTTGAATGGTTTTGTTGGCGGCGAAGTCTGCCGCTGCACTTCCGCCGCGTCCGCCTGAAACCGGGCAAATGCTGTCGGAAAAGTTGTTCCAGTACCACGCGAAGAGATTGGCGCAGTCGGCGTTGGCCCGCTCTGTTGCACCAGAGGCCGCATTGCCAATGGTGCGCCCGTTGTCTCGAACCCATCCGTTGCGTGTGCCTGTTTTCTCCAGAAACAGCGCATCGCCGGTTTGAAAGATCTGCTCTATGGAAACGACAATGCCTGAGCCGCCGCCATCGTCGGGAGGGGCAGGATTGCTGATCGCATCTGTGTCGAAGATCAAAACGCCGCTCGCGTCGGTCACACGGGCGCGGTAGTCCCCGTAAGGCAGGAAGATGGCCGGGAAGCGCCCAACCGCATCGGCAACAACCGGATGGGTCCGAGGTGTTGTTAAGGCGCTATCGGCATAAACGGTGCGCGGTGTCGTGGTCCCGCTGTCGTAGAAGTAAACGAGCGCACCCCGTGCGATCTGCCCGTTCAGGTCGAAGATGACCGTGTGTGAGAGCGGCCAAAGAGTTGCCATGCCGGCGGTTCTCCAAAAGAAAAAGGCCCGCCGAAGCGAGCCTTTGATCAACATGATGCCAAACCACCCTTGCGCCCGGTGCGCTTTGGGTGCATATGCCCCGCCCGTCTCACACGGCTCGGCCACTGTTAAGCCTTATTGCCAAGTTAGATGGAACAGTTCATCATCCCCTGCGTTGGACTGGCGCTATGCGCAAGCCCGGCGACAAAAACCCTAAGAGCCCCAAGGAGCCACCCATGCTGGCGCGCAAGCAAGTGATCGTCGATAGCCGTCCTGCGGCCCACGGCGAGCACGCGGTCGCGAAGCAGGTGCTTGTCGCGAAGCCGCAAAGTGGGCCTGTTGATTACGCCGCCCTTCGCAAGAAGGCGATGGCTCGTTTCCCGAAGGTACTCGCCCATCTTGCCAAATGAGCCTCTGTGGCTTCCTGTTGAGGAGGTCATAGAGATCTGCCGCGACGCGGTTGCTCAGACAGGTGAGCCGTTTAACCTCCGAAGCCCAGAGCTATTGGATAGTGCGGTGAATAAGCCGCGCTACCACTACCTGTATGGTGGCGAGCAGGACATCCTTGCGCTCGCCACCACCTTGCTTTTCGGTATCGCGCGCAACCATGCCTTTGAACAAGGCAACAAGCGGGCCGGCTTTATCGCTGCAGTGATGTTCTTGGAGATGAACGGCTACATGCTCACTGTAGCTGATACTGAACTCTTCGGTGAATTAGTGCTCCAAGTGATCAATGGGGAAATCTCCGAAGCGTCCTTTACCAAAACCATGCAGATATTCATCGCGGAGTTAGCCGATTACGTGGCGGACTAGCCGCTTGGACTCCAGTTGCGCTCAGCCACGCTTGCCGCCATATTCCCCGTGGCGGACCAAAGGTTCAAGCATGACGCGCCTCCCCAAATGGCTGTTCTTCGCCCTGTTCTTCGCAGGGTACATGGGAGCCATTTGGTTGCACCAGAGTGGATACCTCGGTCCCCAGCGGTTTGGCGATGGACCGGCCGTAGCCATGCTGGGCTTTGCCTTCGCCCTGATCGTTTCCTTCCTGCTGTTTGTTTTATCGCGACTGGCCGGGGCTATTGCGGCCCGCTTCCGCCGCTCCAAGGTAAGTGAGCCGCACGGCGAGAGCTTGCGCCACTCGACTCATAATTGAGAACTGCTAAGGTTACCCCGCTTCTTGGGGGGAGTATTCATGCGAGCAATTACTGCGGTGGCGCTCGCTATCATGCTGTCCGGGTGTGTTTCGCGGAATGCCGAAATCCGCGCCGGCGTAGATGGCGCAAGAGCCGAGTGCCGAGCCAATGCCCAAGCCGGGAAATTCAGAACGTGGGTCGATGCGGCCAGATGCCTTAATGCTGCGGAAGCCCCCCTTGCTCAGGTTCAGGGGCATTACCCCGATCTTTGGAACGTCAAATTTGCTACGCGGACAGCTATTGCGGAGAAAGTTGACCGAGGTGAGATGACCGCTGCGCAAGCGGAACTCGCAGAAGCAGAAGCGAACCATCGCCTAGTTAGCGAGATGGAACGCAGGGGCATTGCGCGTAGAGCTGTAGCCGCCCAGGAAGCTGCATCAGCTCCCATCAGATGCAGTCGCGTTGGCCAGACCGTATCGTGTTATTAAGTCCGCTGGACATAACATAGATCAAATGAAACAGATGATCCGACTATCAGTTTGCCTAGCACTTGGGTCGGCGCTACTCGGCATCGGTGCTTACTTCCTGGTCAGTCACTTTACGATTTTACCGTCCGGGGAGAATCCCCGGACGATGGTTGTTATAAGTTGCGCCACGTTGATGGGGGCCGGGCTTCTTCTGTTGGGCGATGTTTTAAGGCCGCTCCTGAGGCGCTCCCCTATTGCCCGGAAGCTGCCTGAATAGCCGAATTATCGTTGACGGCGACAATGCCCGCTCGCTCCACCGTTGCCAGGAATTGAAGCTGCGCTTTTTCTAATCGCGCGGCAACTTCCGGTGATCTTGATTTAGACAAAGCCTCCAGCGTCTTCGCATATCGGGCCGCTGCCCGAGCTGTTGCAGGTTTTGAGAGGATGCGTGCCATGCCGTTTGCGCCAATCAAGGTCGCGATGGTGGTCACAGGGTCAACGAAAAGACCCGCGGCAGTCGCCCCAGCGCCCAAATTGCCCGCTGTGTTGGACGAATTTGCAAATTTCCGTTGAGTTTCGGCCATGCGCTTCGCGACTGTCGCGAGATCTTCAAGCGCTTGACGCACGGCCTTATCACGGAACAGAAGCGACTTCCCAGCCGGGCTCAGAGAGGCCCAATTTGTCTCAAAAGCATTGGGCGAAAACTCTCCTTTGCGGTTGCGACCGAGACCCTGGACCACGAACGCGGTAAGATCGTTGATCGCATCCGGCCCCATCTCGTGCAGCGTCTGGCTGAGTTTGCGGATATTGCCGCTCTTGCTGGAGGCCATACTGATCAGCGAATTGACAAGCCCCTCATCGGCGTCTGGACGGAGAACGGATCGGAGCACTTTATTGTCGGCGCTCATCTTGGCAAAGCGTGCATCGGCCGCTTTAAGAAGACTGACAGCAGCATCCGGGTCATTCTTCGCAGAAGCCCGCGCCGCCGTCTCCATCGCCTGCGTCAAAGCTCCGTAAACCCGCTTGAGATCGCCCGCGACCATGCCGCCGCGCGCCTCGTCCCACTGAATAGCGCGACCCACTTGAGAGCGTGCGCGCTGGAGCCCGTTGAAGGAAACACCCTTCGGGTCAGTCAAAATGTTAAATGTCGGCGTAAGCTGGTCCGCAATTCCGCGCTCTCCAGCTGCGGAGCGCTCCGCCATGACATAATTCAACGTCTTAGCAACATCATCTGTGAGAGCATGCACCGGCATCTCCGGGTCGATGGCACGCCGCATGATGGCGAAAGCTTCATCCCCCTTGGCTTCGGCTCCCTCAATTGCCTTTTCCACCGATGTGCGAACGGAAGCGCCTAACGTTGCTGGGTCCTTGACCTCGCCACCAGCGGCCCGCGCCGCGACTTCGTCCACCTTGGTCTCAACGCCCTTGTAGAAATCGTCGAGAGATTTCGTGATAACCTCTGTTGCGCCCGGCACCTGCCGCCCGCGCTGGTACAGCGCTTGGACAGCAGCCCGGTCGGAAGCGACACCACGCGGGACGTTGACGGGCGAGCCCTCCTGACTGAGCCGTGCGGCGGCCTCCGCAACCTCGCCGCCCCCTTTGGGATGGGCGGCAACAGGCGGAGCTTTTACTGTTGGCACAAGTCCGCGCGGCGCAACAGGGTTCGCAAACGCGGCAGCATTGAACCCGCTCTCCACAGCTTCGTCCGAGACATGCCCGGTTACGGGGTCCCATACCTGTAGCTCGCCCGTGGCCGCTCGCGCGGGGTCCGTGACCAGCTTCTTGATGCCGTCAAACAAGCCGGTCACGAACGATCCGCCGTGGCGCTGGCTGTAGAGCCGTGATGTCGGGTCTGTGAAATCCTCGATCACGCGCGGCGCAGGCTGTGAGGGCTGCGGCTGTACCGCCATAATATCATCAAACAAGCCACCGCCGGCATTCGGAGGTGCGGCAGTGGGCTCGCTTGCGGCCTGCTCCCGCATAATGTCGTCAAAAAGTCCGGGCATTAGTCGAGCCTCGATGGGTCAATACCCCAGGATTGCAGGCGTTGCCGAATGGCGGCTTTTTGCTGCGGGGTTGCCTTGGCGTAAGCCCCTTTTGCTTCGGCTAGGGCCTGCGCCGCAGTCACGCCGGTCGGCAATGGCTGACGTGGCATGGCAGGACCAGCCGCTTTGGTAAGCTCTTCAATAGCCGTTTGGCGGTTCTGTCGTTTCTGAACGAGAACCGCATCGCTATCACCGGGTTGTGGGAAGTATTGCTTCCGTGCGTTGTCAAATTCTTCCGGGCCAATAACAGCGCCGGACTCCTTACGAAGAAGGGCGTTGATGAAGTTGCGTTGCGCTTGCTCAAATTTCTGAAAGTCCTCGCTGACCAAGTGGTTCCCCACCTTGGGAACGGCTGACTTGATGTTCTCCCAGCTACTCTTTCCCACATCCTCGGTGCCGCTCAGAACCTGGTCGGCCTCCTTCGCGCGTCTGGCATAAAGTGCTGTGGTGGATTGTCCATCAGTGGGCTTTTCCGCCTTCGGTGCAGTCAGCTGCACCAAGCCAGGTTGCGCGGCAGAGGATTGCGCAGTGGGGCCTTCGGGAGGCTGCTGTGGCTGCATTTGCGGGCCACCGGATACACCGCCAACAAGAGCGGCCGGAGGCGCAAACAAGATCTCCCCATTCGGACCTGTGATCGTCTTTCCAGCGGCAACCTGTGCTGCCTGTTCGCGAGTCAATTGGCCGGACTGGACCAGATAGTTCAGAGCCTGAGCGTCAACGCTGTTGCCATTAAACATGGCCTGCGGGAGACCGTCAGGCGTTACGTCGCGCGTGGACAGATTGGACTTATCGACTGCCACAAGCCGCCCATTCACCTCCTTTACCTCGATATTTGGCTTCGTGATGCCCGGCACGACCTCAACCGCCCCGGTCCTCTGGTTGAACCGTACGGCCTGATCGCCAACAGTCGTCAGGCTGTATTGCCCCTGCGGACTGAGTTGCTGGGTGATCAGTTTGCTTGCCAGCTCCCGCGTATACGGATTAGCGGCAAGACGGCGGATCAAATCGGGGCGGATCTGGCCGTTGCCTACGGCCGAGCCCGGAAGGCCCGCCTGCCCCGGCACTTGGAATTGCGCCGGTTGAGCGCCGGGAGCCGGAGCGTCCGCGCGTCCATCCAACTTGCTGATCCACCGGCCGGCGAACTGTTGGGCGGTCATGTTGGGATCGCCGCCATTCAGGTGAACGGCATCTTGCCCCACGACATCCACGGCCCGCGCATTCGGGTTGCTGAGCAACTTGATTGCCCCGCCCGCGCCCTGCTGATGGGCAAGATAAAGCTCGCCAGGCGTCGGATCACGGCCAAGAGCGCGCTTGAGAGCAGCCCGATTGTCCGCAGCGAGACGACCCGCCGCATCCGTGCTTGCAACCGGGTCGAACTTGTTGTTCAGGCCATAGCCGCGCGCCGTGCGATCCGTGAACTGAAACAGGCCCTCGGCCGAAGAGTTGGGATTGCGCGCGTTCGGATCGTTGCGGCTCTCGATAGAGGCGGTGCGCGACAGATAGCCGTTTGGCAGAGCATAGCGCCGCTCCGCTTCCGTAAACAGTCCGGCGAGATCCAGCGACGGGGTTGCCCCCTGACGCTCCACGAAAGAGGGCATCTTGCCGGAGGCGTTATAGCCCTGCTGCTGCGGGGTGCTCTGACCAAGGCTGGCAAGCGTGGTCACGCCTCCAGTTGCATCCGAAGCGGAAGCCGTTTGGGGCTGACCGGCAAGCTCACTGAGGAGCTGAGCGGCCTCGCCTTCCTGGGCGTTCTTCCGCGCCTTATCGAACCCACTGGTAACCGTTTGCCCAATCTGAGACAGCATCCCGAAATAGTCGGGGTAGTTCGTGCTCAGGTCATAGATGCGCAGCGCCATCAACTACCCTCCGAAAAGCTTGCTCAAGGCAGCGAAACCGCCGCCTCCGCCGCCTCCGCCGCCCCCGCCAGCAATCCCGTTGCCAAGGATCTGCATGCCCAGGTTGATCGCGCCCATACGCATCTGCTCGTTCGCGGCTTTCGCTTGATCGCCCGCTTTGAAAGCCCCCACGCCAAGCCCCACGATGTCACGCACGTTTTCGTCCATGATGCCGGCGCGCTGCCCGTAATGGCCCATGCCGAGATCGCCCAGCCGGGTTGTCATACCGGCACGCGCGCCAGCCGTGGCAAGTCCGCGCTGATCGAGCTGCCCCAAGTTCGCAAGCCACTGATCCCAGCGCTGGTTGGCAAGGCCCTGCCCGAACTGGATCGCATCGGTATCGGCATTGCCGCTGTTCAACATGCCTCCAGCGGCCCTGCGGCGGTTCAGGGCTTGCATTCCCTGGTCCATGGCCCACTGATAGCCGGGACCGGCCTGGAAAGCTTGCGTGGCCCTCTGTGCGCCCTCGGCCCCATTGATGCCGCTGGCATCGCCATAGAGGACGGAGCCGCGCCCATATTGCTCGGCGTAGGGCTGGTAATAGGTATCCGCCGCCCCGTATTGCCCCTTGGCGTAGTCGAACCCCTTATCGAGTTCCCCTAGAATGCGCGGCTCGTTCTGCTGGAGCTGTTGCGTGCCCCAAATTGCAGCCCTCCGCGCGCCTTTAGCGCTCGCCATGGGTCAGGTCCCTTAGAAAGAGGAAATGGGTGGGTAAGCGGTCGTCGGATTCTGCCGGGCCTCGTTCAAAGCTTGCCGCAGCGTCTCGACATTCTGTTGCAGCTCACGCACGGCCCGTTCGAGAGAGTTGAGCTGACGATACCAAGTCGCGTCCATGCGTCCGCTGCCCGGCTCGGCAACAGGTGCTTGCGCGGACGGGAGCGGCAAAACTTTTGTGGTCATCTTTAGCCTATGAGTAGGGAATGCCTCTCTTGGGCCTCACGCCACGTCTGCGGCGGAGGGAGAGGCGCGAGGGCGGTTTCGATGCCCGCGCGCATGGCCTTTGAAGCTATGTCAAACGGCAATCCACCACAGCCAGTCCCCATGCCGGGGAAGGCGATGTGTTCCAATCCACGCTCAAGGGCCGCGGAAACGGCCGCTCTGGTCGCCAACATGACATCCGCAGGGTCAGTGATGCGCCTTGGAATGCGCATAGTGGGGGCGCAAATGAGATGCGGAGCGCGGTCGTAGCCGGTCGGTATCACAAGGGCCTGTCCGACAAGCAGTTCACCGAACGGCATCTTAGCTATTTCGCGTTGAACTGCGGCTTGCACATGCCAGCCCATATAGGCCGAATAGGCATAATCCACTCCGCCGTCCATGAAACCGAACGAATTAGCCGGACTCACAAAGGCGTCGCAGATCACATCCAGAATGGAGCCGTGCTCCACCACAACGCCCGGCAAATCAAAGGTCCACGCTGCCGCGAACGCCGGATTAGTGTCGCGGATCGTGATCTTCATTACTTTGCCCTCGGCAGTGCGTCGAGATGTGCGCCCGTCACCCCAAAATGCACCGGGTCGGAACATTCGATGGCGACGCAGAAACCTGCCGGCTGAATGAGCCCCAGCCGGTTCACCGAAATGCGCGTCATTGACCGGCCTTGCGCGCCGATTTCGCGTAAGATGGGTTGGGTGAAGGTATAACCCCCATCCAACGACCAGGAGATCGACACCTTCGGGGCCGTCTCGATGGGATCGAGGCCAGCCGCTGCCCCGGTGCCGGCCACAAGGTCAAGATCGAGCCGGGTTGCCGCCGTCCGGTTCGGGAAATCTCCAACGCTTTGGGTGACCAAACGAACCGGGATCGGATCGTTGCCTTCCCGGTAATAATCCTCACGGGCCTCAAACACCTTTCCGGACGCCAGGTCTCCTACGAGCCACTTACCGAAGGCTTTGACGGACTGAGACCCACGCCAGCGGCTAACCCCGTAGGACTTGCGCTCGTGCCATGCGCCCGTTGTCAGGTCATAAACCCACGTCCATGCGCCTGAAGACAGCGCCCAGAAGGCATGCCCCGAAACCATGAAGACGGAGGCTTGCAGATCGCTCTTGTCCTCCAGAGCCTCAATCATGCGCTCCACGGCGTGCGTGGAGATCCGCGTGGGGGTGTACCCGTTGAGTTGGTAGACGATACTGTCATCACCGACCCAAATTAGGGTGTTGGTCCAGCCATCCTCAAAGCCGGCAACCGCATAGGGCCCGGCAAGGCCCCTCGGAATGGTATCGAGGAACGAGAACGGGAAGCCCGTAGCATTGCCCGTGTTGCGCCATACCTCGATGGTGCCGGAGCCCATCAGGTACAGCTCACGGCGGAACGACACAGGACGAAAGAGGCCGTCCGGCTTCGACTCCGCAAAGGCATAATCCAGGGTATTGATGGCTGTATCGTTCAAACCCGACGAACGCGCCCGCGCATCGCCATAGGTGAACACGAAATAGCCATCGATTGAGGTGACGGCGTTGGGCGAGCCCACATCATTGTCAGGATAGTTGGCCGGAGCCCCTGACAAGGACAACACATAGGCGATGCCATCAGCCACACAGGCAATATCGGGTGTTGGCGTCTTGTTGTTCCGTGCCAGGGTAACCGGGCCGCTGCCAGGTAACGCCCCCCGATCCAAGACGGTGTAGATCCCGCTTGCTTCCGTGACCGTGTAGACCCGATCATCAAGAACAACGATCAGGGTGCCGTTGACCTCCAAAAAGCCCCGACAATGCGAGCGGCCGGTAATGTCGAACAACTGCCGCAAACCGGGGACGCGGCGACGGATGATCCGGCCATCGTTCAGCTTCTCGGCATAGCAGTTGATCAAGCGCCCGCCGCTCTCCTGCGGCTCAAGGCCCGGCGATGAATTGAGGGGAAACGTCAGCGCGGGCATCAGGACCGCCACGTTCCCGCAAGACGCCGGGAGCGCAATGCTGGATCAATTCCGAGAGGACGGCCCGTACCGTTCTTGCGGGTCATCACGCGCAAGCGCCCCTCTGCGTCGCCGGCAAGCGCTACGATGTCGGACAACTCGGAGCCAGCCAGGCCAAATGCAGGGGCAACGTGCTTCGCGACGATCAGGCTCAGTGCTTCGGCCCACTCATCCGGCACATCGTCCAGATCAGGCACATAGCAAATCTCTCGCGCCGCCAGTTCTGCGAAGATCCCGGCTAGGCGATCCGACACAAGTTGATTGTCCTCTGCGCTGACGGGCTGTCCAGCCGCCACAGCCTTCACGTGCTGAAGGGCCATCTTGATCAGATCGGTGCGGCTCGTCATGCGCCAAAGCCTTACTTCTGAACGCTGTCGTAGCCTTCGAGCCAAAGCGCCCCTTCGGGCTTGCCTCGATAGGCTGGAGGAACGTTGCGAGGTTTGCCGGCCGTGGCCGCATCAGCGCCCTTCAGGCGAACGGCATCCGATCGATCGTCGCTCGTGGCGTCTTTGACAAACGCAGCCGGCGTGTCGGCCCATCCTTCGGGAAGGCTTTCGCCCTCGCTAAGATGGAAGATGCGCGCCGGCTCCTTGGGGTGATAGCCCCACGTCGGAATGGTGTTCGGGCTCATGCGATGCTCCAGAATGCAAAAGGGGAGAGCCGGAGCCCTCCCCTTTGTCGGCATCATCAGCCGTTGATACGGGTGCCGAGGCGCGGATCGATGGCCGCGCAGCCGTAGAGCACATCAAGACGCCAATTGCTCACGTCGTTCGTGCCGTCATAGTACGGCTGAACGCGAACCGAGAGGTTCTTGTAGCTCTCGCGAGCGCCGCCTGTCGCGCCGTCCGGCATCACCAGCGGGACCACCACAAGCGACAGAGCGTTGCGGTGGAAGATGAGGTTCTGCTGATAATTCTGCGAGGCAGAACCCACCCAAGTGATGACCGCGTTGTCGGCAGGAGCGGCAGAGACCGTCTGGAACGCACCGGTCGTGATGATCGCCGGCTGAATGGACAGCGTTGCAGCGCCGCTGCCATCTGCGGTGACATCCTCCGTGACCACGAACTGCTGCAAATAGGGCAGCACTTGCTTCGTGACCGGATTGACGGCGTACACCTCCGCGATAGTGAACACTTCACCGGCCTTGATGGTGGCCGAAGCGCCCAAGCCATCGGCGTTGAGGGTTTGCCCCCACTTCTTGGCCTGTGCCGCATCATAGGTCACCGCCTGGCTGGCACCATTGACCAGACCATTCGTGCGGCTGCCCGTGGTCAGAACCGGAGCGTTCTGGGTCACGTAGGTATCGACCGACGCCAGACGGCCCACCGCGCCCTCGCGGATCGCGCTGGATGCGATCTGCTGGACATAGGTGCTCGACAGGGAGCCGAGAAGAGATGCTTCGTCTGCCGGCGAAATGACACCGGCCACGTCATCCATCGGGACGGCCATTTCCTTCAGACGCTGCGGTCCCTTCAGCCACTTGGAGTAGCTGTCGAGAGCGCCGCCCGGCGTGCCAACCCAGTTATAGAAGTTGGTCATCGCCAAGGTGTGAAGGTCGCGGTCGATCTCGTTGGCCAAGGGGACCATCGCCGGCTTGATCACCCGCTCGGCAAGCTCCGTGATGTGCATGGTCCGCTCAACCGAAGTGAGCTTAAAATCCACGCCGATCTGCTTGTTGACGGTGATGGTCGTGCTGCCCTCAACGATGTCTTGATTGGAGGCAGTGGCACCCTTACGGACCTTGAACTGGTTGGGCTTGCGGACGGAGATCGTCTGCCCCGGCTCGTAGCCGTTCACCTTCTTGTCAAAGTCGCTTTCATGGCCGCGATAGACGCGGGAGCCCATGACAAGCTCGTTGTCGAGGATCTTCACCGCTGCCTTGGCGAAGATCGAAGTCGTAATGAGGTTGTTGCTCATCTCTGCTGATGCTTTCTAAGAGATGGCTTCAGCGCCCGTACTTCTTCTTGATCCACGCATCCAGCTCCATTTCGGGATTGGATGGCGTGGCCCCGCCTTTCGGCGGCGAAGTCGGAGGTGGAGCCTTGGTTGTGGTGTTGGGTTTCGGCAGAGACAGCTTGGCCTCAAGGCGTCCAATCTCGCGGGCAGCCGCAAGCGGGCTCATCGCGTTCAGATCGGCGGCCTTGGCCGGGTTCTTCGCCAGATGATAGGCGATCAGCGGACCCTTCTCCCCGGTTTCGAGGATCAGGTTTTCGACGACGCGACTGACCGGGATATTCGCGTTCTTGAGGGTCGGTTCCAGGTCGGGAATGGCCTTCGCCAGATCCCGTCGATAATCCTCGTAATCCGCCAACAATTCGCGTGCGCGCCGCTCCTGGTCGGCTTGAGCCGATTGAGCATTGCGCTTCACCTCGCGAGTAACGAGCACCTTGGCGGCTTCATAGGCCGTCATGGCGCGCTCGAAGGCGAGGTAATCCGGGTAGTCCTTTTCCTGCGGAGGAGCGCCGATTTCGGCCTCTACAAGCCGATCGATGCTCGCTTGATCCGTTGCCCCCTGGCCGCCTGCTTCAGTGCGACGGCGCAACTCGGCAACTTCTTGGGCGAGCGCATCACGGTCGCGCTTCAAACGCTGATAGCGCGACGGCTTTTTCGGCTTGTCCTCTTCGGAGTCTTCGTCGCCGTCCGCATCCTGCTCGTCAGTCTGCGCGCCGGCCTCTGTCTCTGTATTGGCTACGGCCTCGGTGTTTTCCTCGGCTTTAGCCTCAGACGCTTCGCTTTCGGCTGGCACACCCTCGGTGGCCTGCTCGGCGGTCAGGTTGTCATCCTCTTGCATGGTTCTCACAAAGAAAAAGCCGCCCCGAAGGACGGCCGTTCATCGTCGCGGCAGCCACGTTGTGCGACTGCCTGCGCGAAGCTCACATCACCGGAGACTGCTGCTCCGGCGGGATCTCGGAAACAAAAGAGCCGCCCGAAGGCGGCTGCTGCATGGTCATCTCGGGCGCTTGCGGCATCGGTGGCGGCTGTAGCAGCGCCACGATCTGCGAAACGACGCCCTGCAACTCGATCACTGCCGCTTCGATAGCCTCCACGCGCCCCGCATTTGGCTCAGGAGCGGCATTCGCCGTTGGAGCGGGTTGCTGAGCCCCGACAGGCGCGGATGGCGCTAGAAGGGCCATTTCCTTTTCCGCCACCTCAAGCTCTTTCTTGCGGATGTCGAGCTGCTTGCCGGCCACTTCCAGCTCCTGCAACGGGTCGGGAGGCGGCGGGGCCATTTCGGGCGGAAGAGGCTTGCCCTCTTTCTCGGCTTTCAGCGCCTTGATCTGTGGCGGTAAAACCGCTTCCAGACGCTCGGCAATCTCGTTCGCCATTGGCCAATCTTGCGCCTTGGCGATCAGATCGATGATCAACGGCGCAGTGTCGGGAGCCGATTGCAGGAAGGCTGTCATCCCCTCCTTGGCTTCCTCGCGCCGCGTATTGTAGCTCGGCCCCATTTCCAGAACGACATCGTAGGAACCGACCGTCACATCGTTCTTGTAGATGGTCGTTTCTCCGTCTTCAGCCAGCCCCTGCGGCTTGTTGATGTCCACCACATCAACCTTGCCATCCTCTCCGATGATCCGAATGGTACGGGCCGTATCGTAGACCTTCGGGATCAGGTCGATCAGGATCTTGCCGGTGTAACGGATCGCGCGGGCAAAGTTGTCGATATAGACGTATGTGCCCGTGTCGCCTTCCCGTTGCCGGGCCAGAATGGCCTTGCCACTGCTCTCGTTCGACTTGGCCCCGAGCGAAGCGTCATAAATGCCGGTGACCGCCTTCATGTCCTCGGCGGCAAGAGCAACGCCCTCATCGATGCCCTGAGACGAGACAGGCGGCGGAACCCGTTGAGGCGGGGGAGCTGCGCCGTCCGGCGTGTACACCAAATACGGATGGTTCGCGGTGTTCGCCGTTTCCCAAACGTCTTGATACTGCTGGAACTGCTTTTCCGTCCCAATGAACGGCGCTTTCGGCTGGAGTGCGATCACCTCCGTCTGAGCCGAGCGGAAGTAGTTGTACATGCGCTGCGGATCTTTGGCGTAGCGCACGATGCCATGACGGACGATCTTGCGGCCGATCCTGATTTCTTCGCCCCACACCGGCACAATCGGGATATAGCGCCCCGGCCATTCGGTATGCGGCTCCAGCACTTCACTTGCCGAGATGATGGCCCGGCAAACCTTGTAACTATCCCGCCACTCGATCCGAGCGCCTTCCGCCTTCGCTAGCTCGATCTCCTGCGGCTCCGCATCGGTCAGATCGACAACCGATCCATCGGGCGACAAGGCCAACAAGCGCTTGGCCGGCTTCTTGTACCAGTACTCCGCAACCCGAACGTAATCGTCCCCGTACCAATCGGTGAACGTCGCTTGGTGCTCACCACCGTCGAAGCTCTCGACGCTGGCGTTCGGGTATTTGGCCTTGAAGGCCGCGCGGGTCATATCGACCGGCACGAAGCACCACATGGCGTCCTCGCGCGTCGGCAAAACCGCGTCCGGGTCCCACATGACCGCAACAGCGTCCTCAATCGGAGCAATTCGCAGCTCCTGATTGAACGTGCTGTCATCCGCGTATTCGGTCAGCACACGCCACGCGCCAACGCCACAGGCGACCTGGCTATCGGCAGCCTGGAAGTACACAGCAGGCGCATCCGAACGGTTCTCGATATAGCGGATCATGCCCGCCTGGACTTCCGCCGTCTCGGGATCGCCCTTGTTGTCGACCGGCACGACCTTGATGGCCGGCTTCATCTGCCGCATGTCGCCCGTGACTTGGCGCACGAACTGCGGAATGCGGTTAATGGTCAGGCAAGGACGATCAGCCCGCGCCTTCTTGGCTTCATTGTCCCATTGCTCGCCTGCTCGAAACTCAAGATCCTCATAAGCCTCGGCAACGTTGCTGAGTTCGCGTTGACGCGCGCGGTCATAGCGCTCGCGGGCTTCCTTCAGAAAATCCGCGTCGCCGGTCTCATCCGACTTCGCCGTGGTGTTCTGATCGTCAGCCATCAAGCACCCATCCAGCCGCCCATTGGGCGCGGCCTCAACTTTTTCTCACGCTCAACACGCGGCTCTTCATAAGCGACGGCCATCAGGCCGAAAGCATCGGCCCCATGCGATGACCAGTCGTGCTCCGGGCCCAGGCCAATGCCTCGCTCCGCATCCCGCTTCTCGTGATACCAGCCAAGAGCAGCACGCCCGGCTTCCGTCGTGCTCTCGTTGAACCAGACGGCCGGGAAGATGCGCCGCGCCGCCTCGATCCGCTTGGCGGCAGCGCCCTTGCCCTGGTTCGGGACCACGGTCACCGTGTAGCCAGCGGCGCTCAACGCGCTCTCATAAGAAACGTCATAAACCTTGTCGTTCGACGCACCGTCATGCGGCAGCCAGATTTGGCACCTGTCCGACGTGTAGCCGCGACCGCGCATCCAATTCAGATGCGCCTCTAACGGCTGTCCAACCGCCTCGTAGTAGTCCAGAACGCGGATTTCCTTGCCCACGAATTGAACAATCCAGATCGCGAATGCATCAGCCCTTGCGCCCGTGCCGCCAATATCGACAAAGGCCCGGAGCGTCATCAGCGGGTCAGCCGCAACCCGGCCAATGCGACCCTCTTCCTTCGCCTTCGTGAGATGGCTCGCATAATACGCGCCCTCAACCACAGTCACAAAGTCGCCTTCCCAAATGTGCTCGTAGCTGTCAGGGCGCTCTTCTTTGTCCTTGAGCCGCTTGCGGTCGAGGCTTGCCGGGAACCACGGGTTATCCCGCCAATTCAGCTCTACGACCTTCATGCGAGGGTCCTTCGCCTCGCGGAAGCGCTTGTGTGTCGGACTGTTGCGGCGCTCCGGGTTCCACGTCACCCAAAGCTCGCTATCCTCTTCACGAAGCGTTGGAATGAGCTTTTGCCACGCCTCTTCAGTGACAGGCTCCGCCTCATCCACCCAACAGAGCAGAATGCGCGACTTCGACTTGACGCTATCAATGTTCCGGTCAAGCCCGGTGAACTTGTAGGAGATCCGTCCGTCCTTCGTGCGAACGTACTTCTCTCCGATCTCGTAATGAGCATCCAGCCAGGGTTCCGACCGGATCGCGGCCTTGATCTCTTCCAAGCTGGAATCGTCCAGCGAGTTCATGAACTGCCGGCCGCAGAGCAAGATGCCCTCGCGGTCCGCCTTGCTCCACATATACCCGCGCACAGCCGTCATCTTGGCGAAGCTGCGGGTCTTACCCGAACCGCGACCGCCGTATGCGCCTCTGACATCCGCCTCTCCCGAGAAGACCGGGATCAGCTTCGGCGGAAGCTCAATCTTCGCCGTTGCCATGATCGGGCGCGACTAGTTCAACGCGAGTGATGGCCTCAACAGGTCCGCCGTCCTTGCCGGTGTGCTCAATCGCGGCAAGCTTCGGATGCACATAAGGCGCAGCAGCTTTCGCAGCCTCGAACCGCACCAGCTTGTCAGCGTCCTCGTCTCTCAGCACGGACAGCATGTACTCCAGCGGAGTAATGCCCTCGGCAATAGCCTTGTCGGCTATCTCTCTCGTCCTGGTATTGGCTGACCCAGGCTTACGCCCCGCGCCCGGCCTCTTGCCGCCGCGTGCCATTTTGATTTCCTTTGATTGTTTTCAGACAAGAACCCACATCACCGCCCACACAATCACCAAACCAACAGAGGCAAGGCAGAGTGTGTGAGTGGCGGAACGGAGCATGTTAGCGGCCCATGAGCCGAGTACGGCCCCACTTGGTCCAGATCAGCAGGGGACCTGCGAAGCCACACCAGAACCCGTCCCAGAATTCCGGTGAACGAAGTAGACGAAGCATCACTTCGCCTCTGGCTTCGGCAGACTGATCGTGACCGTCTCTCCGGTCTTGGGATCGAGGATGGTCATGGCTAGACGCCTGTCTCGTCTGGCAGATCAACGATGATTGTCTGCTGCATTGTCCCCATCCTCATCGAAGGTCAGAAGCCTAGCGCTATGTCACCGATTGACGATAAAAACATCGCTATGCATCACTAATCAGTGTTGACATCGACTCTAATCAGTGACAATATCTCTCCAAGACAGGAGAGACCAAATGCCCATCCGCCTCCGCCGCCTGAACGACCTCGACAAGTCCCGTCTCACCGTTGCTCTCACTAGTGCCGGCGTGAAGGCCCGCATCCGCAAGTTCAGCCACTCTTTCCGCATCTGCTTCGAAGGGGAGCAGTCCACCGTCCTTCAGGTTCTCAACTCCGAAGGCTACCGCGACGCTGTTGGTCGCGAGTTCGGCCGCTTCTCCTTCAACCAGCCCCACGAAATCTTTATCCATGGAGCCCTGTGATGGACGGCCAAAAAGAACCAAGCATCAGCGACCTACTCCTTTCAGCAGGCCTACGCCATGCCCGCGACGCATACTCACACATTGACTCCCGCCATTCCATTTGGCGCGGCGAGACTCTAATTGGACGCTATTCGGCCGCCCAAGCAGTCGAACTGCTCAAAGAACTCGAAGCCGAAAAAGAACCCAAAGCCGAGAAAGCGGCATGACCGCCTCTGATTTCTCCTCCTGGGTGGCCCACATGAAGGCCACCCGCAATTGGTCCGCCCGTGAGTGCTCCCGGCAACTCGGATGCGGCGTCAACCAGATCGCCATTTGGTCCGAGAAGGGCGCTCCGCAGTATATCGGGCTCGCCTGTGCGGCTCTCGCTTACGGCCTGCCGCCTTGGCGAGATGTAAAGATTGGGGCTCGCAACTCAGCAGCCACCTAGGGCTCATGCGCTTGTGTTGTGGGCGAGGCGGCCCCAAAGGGTATTCGGCGCGGGGTTGAGGCCCCATACGGTCGAGAGTGATCAGGTCTGCCGTTGAACGCCGAAATGAAAAAGGCCCCGCTCCGAAGAACGAGGCCCATAAATTTGCTTTGGTGGGGCAATCCCAATCCAGAAGTCGGATCGCCATTTGCGCGGACTACTGGCTTGCCGCGCGAGCCGAGGTCATTGCTGAGCCGGAACCACCAAACTACTACCGACCGAAACGGCCCTTGCCGTAAGGCTCGCGGAAGGCCAAGCGTACGCGATGAGTGCACGACGGCTGCACTCCAAGGCCCTCACCGCCGGTCGGAATCAAAAGCGCCTCAGGTGATTTGTCCCCGAGGCGCAATTCTCAGATTGAATTTAGCGGAGTTTACGCGCGCACGCGCGAGCCGTCAAGCCCTATTTTCCCAACTCTCTCATGCCGCTCGCCACAGATGCACGAGCGCGTTCAATGCGATCCGCAGCGCTCCAAGTTCCAGCATGTTCGTCGGGTCACGATCCTCGATAATGACCCGCTTCAGCAGCTCGAAATGATTGCCATAACGGTTGATGGCTTCGTAGGCATCGGCCCACTGACGCCGGACCTTTAGAATAACATCTTCATCAGGGTCAGGAGCGCAGGTCAGGCCACGCGCCACCATTTGCATCGCCGGGGATTGTAGGTTCGGGCTGGCGAAGCCTTGATAGTGGCAATACCGGACGTGGAGCTGCATCCACTTCATACCGGCGTCGTGCTGCTCTTGAGTTATCCCATCGCCCTTATCGCCCATGCCAGCCACGCGCAGCCGGCCTAGGGAGTACCCATACAGAGGATCGCTCTTCGTGATTTTCTTCCCCTGGTAGGTGAAGTCTTTGCGATTGCGCCGATGCGGCTGCATCTCAACGACGCGGCGGATCTCTTCCGGCCGCTCACGGTCGAAGCCCGATGCAATCCGCCCCTTGTCGTTGCGGGGCACGCCCGTCTTCCGGGGCCTCCCGACTTTGATGACTGTGATTTGCATTGCCATGCCAGGGACCCCCACGGTCGGTTGATGGAAGGGTGGATTAGGGTTTGTGTTTGAGGGCGGCCCAGACGAAGAGGGCCGCTTCGCAGAGCATCACCAAGAGCGAAACCGTGGTGATCTTCGACCAGGGCACGCCAACATGCCGGGCGATCATGACGAGGTACGAGAACACCAGGAGCCTCATCCTCTCCCCCTCTCTGTTTCTGAGAGGGCGGCGTCCTCACGACATCTCTTTGCGAGAAATTCTAGATCCTCCGCGACTGCCAGCAGGCTCTTGGCGGTTGGATCTATCCCTTCGAGAGAAGCCGACATGCCCTCGTGCGCGTGCGAGATATGCACGCTGTAATGGACCGGCTGCCGTTTGACGTGCTCATGGCGGAAGTCGATCAGGTCAGCCATTTGCGCCCTCCACCATCTCGTTTCTGACGGTCATGGGGCGGCCTCCTAAAAGGGAATATCGTCGTCTAGGTCAGGCAGCATTCCGCCGCCCTTATCGATGCTCTCGGCTTGGCGAGCGTCGCGGTCAGCTTCCTTGCGATAGGCGCGCTCTGAGGGCGTGGTTTGCTGGACCGCGCTTTGCCCATCGAGCAGAACGAGTTCGCCCCGGAAGCGCTGAAGAACGACCTCGGTGGTGTACCGCTCTTGGCCGGATTGATCAGACCACTTGCGGGTTTGAAGCTGGCCTTCGACGTAGACCTTGGAGCCCTTGCGAAGGTACTGTTCCGCGACACGAGCAAGGTTCTCGTTGAAGATCACGACCGAATGCCACTCGGTCTTTTCCTTGCGCTCGCCAGAGGCTTTGTCCCTCCAGCTTTCCGAGGTGGCGATGCGGAGATTGACAATCGGTTCTCCGCTGTTCGTGCGGCGGACTTCCGGGTCTCTTCCGAGATGACCAATCAGGATGACTTTGTTGACCGAACCGCTCATGCGGCGTTCCTTTCTTGCTCTGGTTTGTCGCCTAGGTGCTTGTGTTCGCCGCAGAACCAGCGGCCGGGTTGGTTGTGGCGGGTCCTGACTTCAAAACCGAAGGAGGCTCGACCGCCGCATACCTCGCACCAATGCTGTTGCGGCGGAGCGACTAGCTTCGCAGGCGGCTTCTCCGTCTGAAAGAATTTGACCTTGCGGCTCATTGCGCGGTCACGCGGTAGGACTGCGGCAGGTCGCCAAACAGCCCCATGTCGCAAGGCTGCACCGACCCGCTTTCAACAGCGCGCCGGGCGGCTTCGTCATCGACGACTTTCTGAGATGGCTCCAGCCACCAGATGCGCCCGCCATTCGGCCCATAACCGAAGCAAAGCGTCTGGTTCGTCTTCTGCATCCGCTTGGCGAGGCGGGTAAGCTTTTCAACCTGTCCCATGAACCCTACCCTCCTTATTCGGCGGCCTGCTGATAGCCGTAGGTCGGATCGAGCATTTCAAACCGGCACGTCTCGCGATCGTAGCGAAGCACCACGTCACCGCGCTCCCCGGTTTCATCGAACCGGACCTTTGCAATACGGATGATTGTGGAGCCGCCCATGGGGTTCTCAGGATCGCGCCCGACGATCACCCCAAGATCCGGCTTGTTGTACCAATGGGCTGAGCCCTCGCAGTCGTAGAGGTTCGGCATGCGGGGCTGATCGCCACCCACGGCCTTTGTCGGATGGACGATCACCGTCGCCGCCACCTGCCGTTCCTTGGCGAAGCGCTTGAGCATGCGGATGCCGCGCCCGATGTAATCCGGCATGCTTTCGTGTGCCGGCTTGGCGTGCTCCACCTCGTTCCACGGATCAATGATCAGGTGCTTGATGCCGAAGCGGTGCACGGCGTCATGAGCACGCTCCACGATCCATTCCAAGGTCATGTCGCCGTCCATGCCGTCCTCTGGATCGGCGTCGATCAGCACGAAGGCATCATTGAGGAACTGATCTGTCTTGCGAAGGATGTCGCGGTCCTGCATGACCCGGTACAGCGGCAGGCCGGATGCGATGCGCCGCAGCTTGTCGAACAGATGCGGCACGGTGGGCATTTCCGGGGAGAACACCGCCGTGCGCCACCCGTGCATGCGGGCAATGTTGCACGACAGGTTCATGACCCATGTCGTCTTGCCGTGGCCTGGAATGCCGGTGACGACCGTGAAAGCTCCAGGGAACAGTCCGAAATGCTGATCGAGCGTCGGCCACCCGGTGGAGATGCGGCGAATGGGTTCGGCCGGCGGATAATCCGCGAAGGTGTAGACACCCTGGACCGGATAAGGCTTGGCCCCGTTCAGGACTTCGGCCACGGCGTCAGCACCGTGCTCCAAAAGGACCTCGTTCAAGTCCTTGCAGTCCTCGGGATAGGTGACGAAGGAACACCGTCCGGCTCCAAGCCGGCGCACCAGCTCAGCGGCCAATCTCTGTCCCGGCGCATCGCTGTCCACGGCAAGAATGAAGCGCTTGCCCTTCCGCAGCCGATCCCGGTTGTTGAACATGAACTCGAACTTGCCGGTCCGGTCGGCATCCGGGCCGGTCTCTTGCACCGGCTCGTCCGATGCAGGCGGCGCACCGTCCGGCACGGAAACCGTGAGCGGGAACCCGCACTGAATGGCGGTCAGGGCGTCGATCTCGCCTTCGGTGATGACAAGCGGCAATTCACCTGAGACGAAGCCCGGATCGTCCAGAGCATCGGCATTCCAGAAGGTGCGCTTGCCCCCAGCCCGCTGCCAGAATTTCTTCTGCGGCCCGCGATACTTGGCAGCAACCTCTTTGCCGTTTTCGAGGAATGGGAAAACCAACGCGCCGTCAGCCGTATAGAGACCGAAACGAGTAGCCGTTTCCGCGCTGATCCCGCGCTTTTCTTCCAGCCATTGAATGTGAAGTGGGCTGAGCGTCATAGAATTGACCTCCCTTCCATCCGCAGTGATTGCATCCCCACCGACAGCCTTCCGCATCGATGGTCACACCAAGACACCGGAGCCGGCGATGCGAGGGTTTGCGGGTTTCGGAGCACTGCGGGCATGTCGTGTAGTAGCGGCCTGGGGCTGTGGATCGGGTCTTGATGTTCAGGTCGGCTAGGATCTCTGCGGCAGTCATAGGAAGCCCTCCGCTGGCCTTCGGAAGCCGCCAGCCGGCGGCCCCGTTTTGCGCTTACGCAGCGCCCCCTCGATCCATGCGGTTGGATTGGCCGGACGATGGTCTACGGCCTCATCGATGGTGTGCAGGACGAACAACGCTTCGTCGCTGACGAGCTGGAGCCATCGCCCGAGCATCGTGCGGGCTTGCGGCTCAGCCTTGCCTGTCATCGCCATGACGGCCTTCAGCCCTCGGCTGAACAGCTCACCCCTTGGATCACCCAAAGCCACGACGTTCGGCGCAGCAGCGCCCGAGGCGTTAGCCTCGGAATGGGGGGT